GCAACAGCAGGTCGCGGCGTATATTTTGGCGGCTCAGATTTTGCCTGCAAATAACGTTTAACCGTATTGCGGGAGATCCCCAGTTCTCTGGCAATCGCCCGGCTACTCATTCCCTGCTTGTGCAGGATTTTAATTTCCATAACTGTCTCAAAAGTGACCATAAGCTCTCCTGAATCAGGAGAGCAGATTACCCCCTGGATCTGATTTCAGGCGTTGGGTGTGGATCACTATTGCACCGTTCGTGACAGCACTGCGACTATGGCCTGGTCAGGGTTCGCGAACGGAGAACTGGTAACCATGTTTGGCGTATCTCCGGCGTCAATGATCGGTGGCAATGGTACGCCCTGGCTGGTCGGAACCAGCCGTATCGAAAAATATCAGAAGACATTTCTTCGCCACTGCCGCCCTGTATTGCAGCAGATGCTGGCAGTTTATCCGCGCCTGGAAAACTATGTCGACGAGCGAAACCATGTTGCCAAAGCATGGCTGCACTGGCTTGGATTCAGGCTTGAAGAAGCCGCGCCTTATGGTGCTCTTGGTCTTAATTTCCACAGATTTCACATGGAGAGAAAATAATGTGCGATCCGGTTATTGCTGGTGGCGCAATGCTCGCCATGAGTGGCATTCAGGCATACACCCAGTACCAACAGGGAAAGTATGCCTCGAAGGTTGCAGAAGCGAACGCAGATATAGCCACTGCTCAGGCAAATGATGCAATAAACAGAGGTAACGCTGAAGCTGAGCAACGGCGCAGAGAGACCCGACAGCGGCTTGGTACACAAGCGGCGACAATGGGGGCTACCGGCGCTGATTTATCTACAGGTAACGCGCTGGATATATTTGGCGACACTGCCCAGTTTGGCGCTCTTGATTCGCTGACGACGGTGAATAACGCGCAACGCGAGGCTTACGGTTATCAGGTTCAGGCTGCCAACTATAAAGCAGAAGCCAGTTCAGCCCGTAAACAGGGGAATGTGGGAGCAGCAACAACATTGCTCACTGCGCCTCTGAAGGCATACGGTGCGTACCAGATGTTTGGTGGGACGTGGAGTCCGTTTACTCAAAGCACTCCTGCGCCAATCGGGGCAGCAGCAGGAACCAGATTACCCGGAGGATTATAATGCCAGTCGTACCAACAGTATCCGGACGTCAGGTTGAGAGCCGTGGAGTTCAGTCAGCAGTCTTGCAGACGTTTTCTCAGCCAGGTATTGGTGATGCTTTTGTTCGGGCAGGGGCAGAGACTATTGATGTTTTTGGTCAGGCAAAACAGCGTGCCAATATCGCTCTGGCTCAGGAGGCATCTCTTAACCTCAGTCAGATAAGCAGCGATCTGCTGAATAACCCTGAAACAGGGTTGCTTAACCTGAAAGGGAAAAATGCTATTGGAAAAGGCCATGAGTATACGCAGCAGTTTGATGCTCAGGTCGAACAACTGGCTATGTCGCTGCCGGATGAACAGGCTCGTAATACTTTCATGCAGCAGGCGCAGCAGCAGCGCATTCAGTTCACTACGCAGGCCGGGCGGCACGAGATAGGGCAAATAAACGCCTACGAAGAAGGCCAGTTTCAGGCTACGCTGCTGAACAATGGTAAAAATGCCGCAGCATTGTATGGCGACAACGCCGCATACGTATTGGCTAATAAGCAAACTTTCCAGCAAATTGAGGATTACGGCATTGCGCATGGCTGGAGCGACGAGCAAATCCCAGGCCAAGAAAGTCGAGTTTAAAGAGAAGGTTGCTGATGCCGCATTGTCCCAGTGGTCGGCAAACAATGCGACCGCATTCATCCAAAGTAATGGCGAGTTAAGTGATACTGCTGCTGGAGCTCGCCGTGCTGTAGCAGATAGTGACTCTTCCGAGCGTGCCCGTGGCATACGCAACAATAACCCAGGAAATCTCGAATACAGCAAAACTAATCCGTGGGTAGGCCAGACCGGTGATGATGGTCGATTTGCTAAATTCGAAACACCTGAACACGGGATTCGTGCATTAGGGCGAAACCTGATGTCGTATCAGAGGCAGGGTATTGATACCGTCAGCGAGATAATTAATCGCTGGGCACCGCCTACTGATAAAAATGACACTATGTCGTATATCAAAGCAGTGTGCGAACAACTTGGCGTTTCTGCTGATGAGCCTCTCGATGCATCTAATCCTGATACCCTGAAGGCGCTTTGTGCAGCCATTATCCATCATGAGAACGGTAGCCAGCCATACAGTGATCAGCAGTTAACTGCTGGTGTCAGTGCAGCACTTGGTTTATCAACAATTCCAACCAACACCAAACGCTATACCGGTAATGCAGCATTCGATGCGGCATCTCCTGAGGCGCAGGCAAGTTTTATGCGACAGGCGGATCAACTGCGTCGGCAGCAGCAGGCTGAATATAAAACGATGATTGACAGCCAGGTTCGCGATGCGACAGCTGCGTATATGCGTGGCGTTGAATTTCCTAACCCACCTGGTGAGGCTGATTTTATTGCAGCTTATGGAGTAAGAGAAGGAAACCTGCGATATACCGAGTTCAGAAATACGCAAATCGCCGGACAGTATATAGGCTCTTTCCGCAACATGCCGACAAGCAGCATTACAGCATATGTTGAGCAATTACGCCCGGATACTGGTGAGACAGGGGAGGGGTATGCGGCACGCGCAGCTCTTTATGACAACGTTGTTTCGGCTGCAAATCAGGTGATAAAGCAGCGGCAGTCGGATCCTGTGCAGTTCTCTCTTGCCTCCGGACAGGCAAAGCCTATCGACATGAGCAATAAGGATAACTTTGGACAGAGCGTTGCCTTGCGTGCCGCTCAGGTCAGTGACCTTGCTAAGTCATATGGCACTCCACTGACGTTCTTTTCCAAAGACGAGGCCAATCAGATCGGTGTTTTCTTTCGTGATGCTCCAGTTTCCCAACAGGCAGCATATCTCGATACCATCAGGCAGAGCACTGGTGGTGGGCAGGTGTATATGTCAGCACTACAGCAGATCAGTGCCAACGCTCCATCTGCTGCCGTTGCCGGGATACTGATGGATAAGCCTGGTGGTATTTTGGCAGAAAAAAACTGGTTTAATCCTGATGTTTCCGTGTCTCCTGAAACCGCAGCGCAGACAATTCTTGCTGGTGCGGCGGCTCGTAAGGGTACTGATGACGCGAAAGGTATTCCGATGCCTAAAGATGCTGATCTTCGCCTTGAGTTTTCTGACATGGTGAAGGATGCATTTGCTGGTGATGCTCAGGGGGCATCAATGGCATACGAGATCGCAAAGGACTATTACGCTGGTGTGATGGCGAAAAAAGGCGTGGTATCAGGCGAAATTGACAATGATATCTGGAAACAGGCTGTTAACGTAGCTACAGGTGGCGTGCATGACTATAACGGAATGGGGAATGTTCTTTTGCCGTGGGGAATGTCTGCAGAGCAATTCGATAAGCAGGTTAATCAGGTTTGGAATGAACAAGTTGTTGGCACAGGGATAAAAACACCGCCTGGTCAGTATGGTTTGCAAAGTTACGGCGATAGTCAGTACCTGGTGAAACTTGGTACTGGTTATCTGCTGAAAGATGATGGTTCTCCCGTTGTTCTTGATCTGACTCAGAAGCGTCAGAGATTCTCCGGAGATATTCCGCAATGAGTTACTTTGGCCTTAATCCAGTAAACCAGAATCAGCAGCTTGACGAAGCAGCATCAAATCCAGCGGGCTTTAACAGCGATGTTGGTTTTTTCGACAATGCTGTAGGAGCGGCATTGTCTGGTTTGTACTCCGGGCTGGTGGCAAAGCCAGATCAGTTGCTATGGGCAGGGATGGATAAAATCGTATCCCCGATTGCTCAGTTTGTTAACGAAAACACCTCGCTCAATGACACTTCAGTTTCATACATTGCCGAGCAGAGAAAACTAGCAGAGCAGCAGGTTAAGCGGCTGACGCCTGATGCCGCGACAACCGGAACCGCCGGGCAGGTTCTTTATGGGTTGTTCGATATGGGCGGGCAGGCTGTTGTCGGTACAACACTCGGTGGTCCGGTCGGAGGTGCTGCGGCGGTAACTTCTCTACAGGGTTTTTCTGAGTTTGAACGGCTGACAGCACAGGGTGTTGATTTCAGGACGGCGCAGGAAGCGGGATTAGTGCAGGGTATTACTGCTGGTGCCGGAACACTGATCCCTATGAGCCTCGGGTTACGTGCTGGTGGTGCGCTGGCGGAAGGTGTGGCGGCTCAGCTTGCGCGGACGGGTGAAAGTTCAGTGCGACGCGCCGCAGCAACAGCAGTACGTGCAACGCCAGATATTGCCTATGCCGCAGGTACAAATATTGCGTTCGGTATGGCACAGCGTGGGCTTACTGCAAAAACGCTTCGTGATGGTGGCTATAGCGAAATGGCTAACCAGTATGATGTGTTGGATCGACAGGCAATTGCTATTGATGCTGTTCTTGGGGTGGCGTTTGGTGGTGTCGGCAGATTTATTAACTCTCGCGGCGAGTCTACAAGCGCACCAAATTTTTCACCAGTTGATGTCGATGCTGCACTGGCGGCGAATGCCGCTCATCATGCTGAAATTGATATTGCTCCCGGCGTGCCGATCAACGTGCTTTCGCGTAATTCGCACATTCAGGCTCTGCGAAAAACCATGTCTGATGTTAGCCAGGGGAGACCTGTAGACGTAGCCAGCATTGTTGAGTCTGCATCTTTCAGTGAAATTCCTGGGCGCAAGAATCTGCTGTCTCAGGCAGTTAATGAGGCTCTGTCATCTGTAGATGATGGAGTAACGGCGCGCGCTATCGAAAATCGGTTGCTTGAAGAACAGGCTGCGCAGCTTTTGCCTCGTGGCGATAGACAGGTTTACCAGTCTGAAATCGCTAATAGCCAACGAATTATTGAAAATCTCACTGAACAGCGCGCACAAATTCTTGCAGAAGAGCCAACCGGTAGCGGTAAAGCTTTGTCTCGTGCTCGATCAGATAAACAGGCCAGACTTCGGGATATTGACCAACGAATCCGGCAGGCACAAGAACGCCTGGAATTTTCCCGTAACGCGTTGGCACCGCATGAGCCTGGCGGTCAGTTTTTTGAAGCTCGAGCAGAACTGGCTCGGAGACAGCAGGCAGAAAGTGAACTTAATGCTCAGGCTGTTTCATTCTATAAAACAGCAGAGGTCAGGACGCCAGACGAAGTAGCTCCTTTTGAGCCCGGTAAGATATTGCAACAGACAGAACAAAAAATGATGGCAGATCCGGCAGGAGATATTGATCTGCGTATAGCTGAAGACTCGCTGCTTGAATATCCGGACATGATAATCACCGTGCTGGATGATGATGGTAATCCACAATCGCGCAGCGCGCGTGAAGTACTGGATGAAGCGAACAGGGAAAGTGAGCAGGCAATACAGGATTCCAGCCTGTTTGATGTCGCTGTGGCGTGTTTCTTGAGAGGTTAAATTAAATGAGACAGGAATGTATACAAGCGGTCCAGCAGGCGGCGCAGCGCACGTTAACGGCGCGAGAAATACAGAACATTGAAGACCGCATTTATCGAAATATGCGCTCCATTGCTCGTGATGACCCGATGTCGTGGAGACAACTTTCCGAATCAGAGCGGCTATATCGAGCAGCACAATTGGCATCTGAAGAATTACAGCGAGAAGCGGCATTAAAGAAACGTCGTGTGGCTCTCACTATAGCCGCGCGTCAGAGATTGGATAAATTTATCAATAGCTATCAAGGGGCTGATGGGAAACTTGGCGCTCTTAACCGTACTATAGCTTTTAATGCAGACGGTAAATCTAATTTCCTCTCTGTTGAATCCAGAACAAAAGCCACCCGTGATTATGCATTGAGTCAATTGCAGGAGGCATTCGAAGCAGTTGATCCTCGCTTTTTTGGTCTGTTTGAAGATGAAGCGGGCGTACGTGACCTGGTATATGAAATGCGGGGGCAAAATACTGGCAATGCTAAAGCAAGAAAAGGTGCTAAGGCGTGGAGAGAAGTTACAGAGCTGCTGCGCCGCCGGTTTAATGATGCTGGTGGGGACATTGGCTATCTCGAAAACTGGGGGATCCCTCAACATCATTCTATGGAAAAGGTTGGGGCGGTATCAAAGGATAAGTGGGTTGGCGATGTTATAGGTAAGCTGGATCGCAAATATTATACCCGAGCCGATGGACAACTGATGAACGATGCCGAGTTGTCTGCATTTCTTGGAGAGGCTTATAACACGATCGCTACTGGTGGGCTGAATAAGCTTACTGATACCGGAATGCGAATTTCCGGCGCACGTGCTAACCGTGGTAATGCATCACGACAGATACATTTCAAAGATGCAGATTCCTATCTCCAATATCAACAACTTTATGGTGATCGCTCTCTATGGGAAATCATGGTCGGTCACCTGGAAGGTATCAGTAAAGATATTGCTCTGGTGGAAACATATGGTCCAAACCCCGATCATGTTTTCCGCTCCCTTCTTGATCAGGTTAAGGCAGAAACGGCAACAGCTAACCCGAGTAAAACCGGTAGCGTCGAGCGTCTGGCGAACAAAACAGAGAACTTGTACAACTTTATTTCCGGAAAAACACAGCCTGTAGCGAATCCGCACATCGCGCGATGGTCTGACAATATCCGCAACTGGCTGGTTGCCAGCAGACTCGGATCCGCGTTGCTGTCATCGTTCTCTGATCTTGGAACCATGTATCTGTCTGCGAAGGTTACCAACCTTCCAATGAACCAGTTATTTCGCAACCAGCTTGAAGCTATGGACCCAACGAACCGTACTGAGCTTGCGCGGGCGCGCCGCGCTGGCCTGGCGATGGAATCTCTACTTGGCAGCGTTAACCGCTGGGCGATGGATAATATGGGGCCGTCTGTGTCTCGTTGGGCGGCAACGGCGGTAATGCGTGCCAGTGGGCTTACAGCATGGTCAGATGCGCACAAGCGCGCCTATGGCGTAACCATGATGGGAAGCCTGGGAGAAGTAGTGTCACGGACACCAGACCTTCGTAGCCTCGATGATTCTGATTTTCGTATCCTGAAAAGCAAAGGGATTACTGACACAGACTGGAGCGTATGGAAGCTGGCGCAACAGGAGGACTGGGGGAACGGCAATAATACGATGCTGACACCGGAAAGCATTATGCGTATCCCTGATTCAGCAGTTAAACATCTTGGTGAGCCTGAACGCGTGAAATTTGAGGCAATGCGTAAACTGCTCGGTGCCGTAACTGAAGAAGTTGATATGGCTGTTATTACACCGGGAGCACGTGAGCAACTGATAACCGGTTCTGGTATTCAGCGTGGAACATGGAAAGGTGAATTAACGAGAAGTGTTTTCCTGTTTAAATCGTTCCCTATCTCGGTGGTTATGCGTCACTGGTCACGCGCTATGGGTATGCCGTCTGCTGGTGGGCGTGCGGCATATATTGCGACGTTTATTGCCAGTACGACCATTCTTGGCGCTTTGTCGCAGCAACTTAACGACCTTGCGTCTGGTCGTAATCCTCGCGAGATGACAGGAGAAGATGCTGCTAAATTTTGGCTTGGTGCTCTACTGAAAGGTGGTGGTCTTGGCCTTTACGGTGACTTTTTATTGTCAGATCACACTAGGTACGGAAGCGGCGCGCTGGCGTCGATGCTTGGCCCGGTAGCTGGTCTGGTTGATGACGTAGTGAAGATTGCTCAGGGCATACCGTTAAATGCTGTGGAAGGGAAGAGTGAGCAGACTGGTGGTGATCTGGTGAAGCTGGGGAAAGGTTTGATGCCAGGTGCGAATCTCTGGTACTTAAAGGCGGCTCTCGATCATATGATCTTTAACCAGATGCAGGAGTATTTTTCACCAGGCTATTTGCGTAAAATGGAGCAACGTTCGAAGAAAGAGTTTAACCAGACATACTGGTGGCGACCTCAGGATGTCACTCCGCAATAAGGAAGTGTTGTGTTTTTAATTATTTTGAGTGTGATAATTTCTGGTGGGTTGTTATTTATTGACCGCTACAAATATTTTCTTAACCCTCAGACTCAAGCTATTTGCTGGTTCATCTTTGTTGTGCAGGGAATAGTTCTTGTTGCAAGCCTTATTGAGGGGAGGCCTCTGATTTTTACTGGGTAAATAGGTGACTACATGCAAGCTATAGGATTCATTGTTTATATCGTCGTTGGTCTTTTTCAGTTGGCAGCAATTATGGCTGGGCTTGAATCATGGTGGGGATTGCACTGGATAATTGCAGCCCCCATTGCTTTCATCGTGAGCTATATTCCATTTGTTGGAGCGATTGTTGGTATGGTTGGCGCTGTGGATGTATGGCGGTGGGAGTGGTGGCAGGCTGGCCTTCTCTTCTTTGGTGGGATCATATTTGCTATTGTCTGCGGTGGAATGTCATCATTTTTCGAATGGCTATCATTCAGAAAAAGAGCGTGACATGTCACAGGCCGCTTTCGCGGCCTTGTTTTTAACGAATGCCACCGCCGCCCGGGCGGGAATCCGCAGACACAAAAAAGCCCGCGGCGCGGGCTTCTATTAATGCAGTTTATCTTTGCTTATAACCAGTAGTCTGTGGGTATGCACATCTTTATCACTGCCCCAACAGAAATCAGCCCACTGGCTATAGAAATCATCCCATGATGTCATGAAGCTAAGAGGTCTATCTTCTTCAGAGCCATCTGAAACGTATACATTATATCCCGGGGTGTTTATAGCCCAAGAAATCATTCTTTCCCAGAATCTTCTCCCATCGATTGTTTGTTGCTCATCAGATACAACGATCGCATATTGCTCTAGGAAGAACTGAAAAAAAATCTGAGGCAAACCATGAACAGCACGGTCATGAATAACATTAGGCGTACGCCATACCATGATCTGCGTACATGTTCTTTTGGCTTCGACGATATCTTCCCGAAAGATTAACTTAACCGCATACACCGTTTCTGGAGTATCGCTGGTAGTAATCATTCTGTAATGATCGCCATTACAAGATTTTACAAGGCGATAACCATAAGGTGTTGTGAATCCCGGAAGAACGAAATCAACCACACCTTTCGCTAAGTAGCTTTCGGTGTGACTAGTGTTCTTCTCAGACATGTTCAGTTTTCTATCGAAATCTGCTTCTGGGATAATGTATGGCATCGCTTTTCTTGTTGTATTTGTTCTCATTTCGTCCTCCCATGTTTGGCTACAGGACGCGTTTTGAAGGGAAGATTAAAAATGCTTTCTTACCCTTGAGGTAATAGTAAGCTATTCACCTGCAATCGTACAGAATTATTTAAAGGCACATCCCTGTGCCGCCGTTCTGTCAGAAGAACCCTGCCTTGTCGTTGATGTACTCCGCGTGGGTCTGGATATCACGCAGGCATTTGCTCACACCGACGATGTAGCAGAACATGGTGGTCAGTTCCGCCGCCGCGCCCGATACGTCGTGCCCGTCTTCCTGTAACTGGTTCAGCAAATTCATCAGCAGTGAGTTCTCCGTCAGGCCGAGAACACCAGACGGCGAATGAATCAGGCTACGGTAGCCGGGCTTCAGTGGGGCGCTGTATTCTTTTTTGTCTTCCAGCTTGATCGCCTCCATAATGGCGGGCATGAAGCCTGACAAGACCTTCTCCACTTTTGTTTCTTGTTGTCTTAAACGTTTCTCGCATTCAATGAAGTAGCGTCGCACCTGGCGACCTTTTTCGTTACGCTCGACCATCGCCAGCTCTTTGGCTGTATCAAGGGTGAGGTGGTACTCTTTGCGGTTGTGGCCGCCTCTACCAGATGTTTGCTTTCCCAAATTGGAAAGCAAAATATAGTCTTGATTTTCAATGAATTCGTATTCTGATATGCGATTTGTAATCCATGCTGCAAACACCTTTTTAACACCTAAAAAAGCGTGCAGATCGCGGGCATTACAAAGTAGGGCTGTTTCGTTAGATATAGTGCCGTTGAATACGGGGATGAGTTGAGCGTTCATGATGGCGTCTCCACTTAGCGAATTACATCACCACCGCTGAGACCAATCAGATGGTGGTGAACTGAACGGAGTTGGTCTTACCGGCCTAAGTGGTACCGGCGTCCTTTCGGACCCCCATTCAGCCCACCATAATTCTGGCATGACTGTGCTATACGCATAAAAAAACCACGTCTGGCGTGGTATGCGCCACTTAGTAATCCGGGAGACCAATCCCGGCACTGGATTTTGCCAGTGCCCGATTACTATGGCACAAGAGGAGTGCAATGTAAATTTACCGCAAAGGTAATGATAAACGCGAAGAAATATTAAAATCAACCGTATTTGGTTGATTGCGTTTAACGCTTGATCACCTGAAAGCAAGATATTACCTTTAAGGTAATGTTATTGTGAGGAAAAGCAATGGAAGTTTTCTGGATAGTTGTTGGTGTGGTTGCGGTGATTATTTACGTTATCAACCAGAACAAGACTAAGATCTCTGATCGTACGGTCGTTAATCATAACAAAACGATAAAGACCGAAGATGGGGAGATAACGATTAATCGTACACAGGTGATAGAACACACCTCTACTCAGTTTCAAAAAACTGGAGGTAATGCGCCTAATATTTCCGCACCTCCTGCTTATGATAGTGCGGTAATCCAGACATATTATAAACAGCAGGAGTTAGCAAAAGAGAGGCAACTGATTCAGCCAAAGCCGTTTACAGCTGAGCTTCCACCTGGAGTGTCAACGCGTCCGGCATATCATGGAAGATTCCCTGGTGATGACATATCGTCTCAGTCATCTAAAAAAGCACCTCAGGCAGTATCAGAGCCAGCAAGAATACCTTCTGTATCGCCGCCAAAAGAAGAATCAGCTAACAGAGTTTCAAGTGGTAGCAAGCAGTGCTTGCGATGCAGAATAAACCTACCATATGAAAAATTCAGGAAATCGTCAAAAAATCCAGATGGATTGACTAAGTGGTGTGCAAGGTGTCTCGATGGCCCAAAGAATACACGCCATATGAAGTGGTGCCCAATTTGTAATGTCCGCAGAAAACGAACAAGCTTTTACCCTAATAATCAAAATGCGGATGGCTTAATGGCATGGTGCAAAACGTGCTGGGACGAGCACAAAGCGAAACGATAGGCCGCTCTTGCGGCCTTTAAATTTACCGGGTTTGTTTTCGTAATTGTTCGGCACAATAGTCGAGATGTGTTTGCAGATCCCGCATAGACATCTGTGAGCTGGTGACGTAGTTAATCAGTGCAGTCAGTTCGGCAAGTGGGCCATCGACATTAAATCCATCCTTATCGAGATCCCGGAGTAATTTCATCAAGTGCGATCCCTCCACTAGTGATCTGACGCCTCCCGGCGTGTGAATCCTTTCGGTAAATCCGTCTTCCAGTGGATAGTGATACTGCTGCATCTTATCTTCTCCATGCAATAACTGTATATTTATACAGTAGCAAATAATTTGTTTGCTATCCAGCACGTTTTGCAAATTACCCGAAAGGTAATATCTATTCGTATTTATGGGTTATCTATCCATATGTGGTTTTTAAGGTAATAGAATAACCGGATATGCGGCGCAACGGGTGCTGCGACTATCTGGAGATTTAACATGACGGTCTCAACCGAAGTTGACCACAACGAATACACAGGTAACGGCGTTACGACATCATTTCCTTACACCTTTAGGATTTTCAATAAATCGGATCTGGTGGTGCAGGTTGTTGACCTGAACGAGAATGTCAGTGTGCTGACCCTTGATACTGATTACACAGTTACCGGGGCTGGAGGGTACAACGGCGGCAGTGTTGTTCTGTCGGAGGCGTTGGCTAGAGGTCATCAGATATCTATAGCTCGTGAGCTTCCTGTTACTCAGGAAATGGATCTGCGTAATCAGGGAAAGTTTTTTGCAGAAGTGCATGAGAATGCTTTTGATAAAATAACGATGTTGATTCAGCAGGTTCGTAGCTGGTTTAGCCTGGCGTTACGCAAGCCGTCGTTTGTGGCTAACTATTATGATGCACAGGGAAACTACATTCGCAATCTTCGTGAACCGTCACGCGCTCAAGATGCGGCGACTAAAAATTATGTTGATGGAGTTTCTGAAACAAACCAGATCAGAACGCTACGAACCCCTGAACCTATACCAGCTTTGCCGGGAATTGAGCAGCGTAAGAATAAGATTGTTGCTATGGATGACTCTGGAAATCCGATAATGGTCCTTCCTGAATCTGGTTCAGCATCTGATGTACTTATTGAGTTGGCAAAGCCAACAGGTGCCAGCATTATTAATACATCGGATAATCGTAATATTCAAGAGTGGTTGATATCTCTTGATAGTGCAGAATACCGTTCAAAAAATATCAGAAACCTTACGTTAGCTCATTATAAGTTACGAAAAAAAATAGGGATAAAAATATTGTGTCAGGGGGACTCAATAACGGCTGGATATGATGTTAATACATCCGATACTATCGCTCCAGAAGATGATGATGTTTGCGTTGGTGATAATTATCGCCATGCAACAATGACATATCCAAAGGCTATAAAGAACGCACTTCCAATATTGTCTGGCTGCCCGGTAACAATAACTGTTCGAGCAAAATCAGGTTATACAGCGTACCGTGCTTATAATGAACCTGATTGGCAGTCTAATCCAAATTGCGATATAGCATTTTTAATGTATGCAATTAACGACTCCGCTAATACTGATAGCCAGACTTACGATACATATATGAAAAATATGGAGTTATTTATTCGTAAGCTTATTGACTGGGGGATGGGGGTTGTACTTTGTAGTCCTGCCAGCGGTGGTAATGGGGAAGGGGATCCTCTTTGGCAAATGTGGGGAGAGTCAATAAGAAATCTTGCATCAGTTTATGGATGTGCTTATTTTCCTGCCCATGAAATTGCTTATAATAGACAGTATGGTTCTATTCAAAGCGACCCTGTTCACTTTAATAGTAAAGGATATGCTATTTTAGGAGAGGCAATGGTATCCATGCTTTTGGGTGGAGGGTTACTTCAGGGTAACAGACCAATATCATCTGAAGTGCATACATGGCCTGGAAAACAATCTGATCAAGTCGGATTTTATGATGTATATTCAAACTTAGTGAATGTTTATAATCAAAGAGCTTCAACTTTACAAGGTATTCTTGGTGGCTTTCCCATTAATACAGCAGCAATGGCAACATTTAGTTTTTATCTTGATGCTGAGGCTGCTGAGGTAGATGTAATTGGTTATTGGGATGATAATCAGATATCAATTGTCACTGATGGATGGTATGCCGGAGCAGTTGATATATATCCATATTCAACACAACGTTCTAGCTTATGGCATAATTTATATGCTCAGCAATCAACAGGTCGTTTTTTAAGAAATAGACATAATCATAAACTTGATACAATTCCCAAACGAGCTGCTAATTTAGTGGGGAGAGGGTGGAAAACTATAGCTATATTTAATAATCTTAATGGTACAACAACAGGATATGCAAGTATTCAGGGGATTACTATACGCCCAGTCCATGTTCATTTATCCCAACCGGTAACTGGTATTCAAAAAGGGGTTAGAGAATCAATTGTAGTAAGATTACCAAATATGATCATAGGTAATCCAGAAGATACACCATCCCCATATACTTTATCTTCTATTCGATTGCCTCTTCCAGCTGATCTGCATCCAAGAACGTTTGATAACAGACTAAATATGTTTGACACTGGGATAGCAAAGCTACGCATAAACTCAAAAGGAGGAACGCATGGTAATGGGTATATTGAAGCTATACTTTCCAAGATAAACAATGACACTCAATTCCTTGTTACTATATTAAATTATAGTGGCTCTTGGCCTGTTATCACAGCCAGACAGATAGGACGAAATATGACAGATATATATGAAGTTGATTCTGTCGGCCCTAATCAACCTATTAGGCGTATAAGGGGTATGGGTGACAATCTTGTGCAAGATCCTAGTGAAAGTGGTTACTGGATTTCATTATCATTTGATTGGTCAGGAGTTGATGGTGGTACTAAGAATGGATATTACACTCTCGAGTTAGAATCAAGTGCCTATGGCTCTGGCTCTACAGCCATGGTAGCCATATAAGAAGTAAGTGGATGAAATAAAACCACCCGCATAACGGGTGGTTTTATTAATTTATGTGTTTCTATTTTTGATTAACGAGGTTTTTATGTATGTTAACGGGTGGTTGAAATGTCTGGTGTATTTACAAATTACCAATTAAATCAATCAATTGGCGTTGGTGGCCTGATTGCTTTTATTGCAGGTGTGCCACCAGAGGTTGCATTAGGTTCTTTATCTGGGGCGGTAATTTTCATTACCTCTGCCGTAGAGTATCCAGTTCGTCGCAGAGTTCTTTTGTCCATGCTTAGTTTCCTTTGTGGATTGCTCTTCTACAAACCAACTTCGTCAATCCTAATAGGAGTAGCCAGCTTAATTCCAACGATTACACAGGATTCTTTTGAAGGCGGAGTGGCCTTTTCTGTTGGTGCATTTGTTTCAGCAATTGTGGCTGTGCGTATTGGCATATGGCTCTATCACCGTTCAGATAATCCACGCGAGTTAATTCCGGGGAGAAAAGACGATGGTAACGCATGAGTTTTTTTTGCTTATCACTAATGCAGTCATTTGTACTGGTATAGCAATTCGCGTTGTCACATTCCGGCGTAACGGATCTCAACACCGAAGATGGGGAGGGTGGCTTGCTTATTTCCTGATTGTTGCTGCGGCCAGTATTCCAGTTCGTGTCGTTTATGCAATCTGGTTACGCACGCCAATGGCTGTGGATTTATCAGAGGTCATTATCAACGCTGTCATGCTTGCTGCGGTTATTAAAACGCGCGGTAACGTCGTTCAGATTTTCAAAATAACGAGGTCTAAACATGGAGATTAAGCAATTCCAGCGAGCTGCTGGTATTAGCGAGGTGCTGGCCGCTCGCTGGTTCTCGCATATAACTTCTGCGATGAAAGAGTTTGGTATCAGCAAAGCAGAAGATCAGGCAATGTTTATTGCTCAAGTCGGGCATGAGTCTGGGGGCTTCACTAGGTTGCAGGAGAATTTCAACTACAGCGTTACCGGACTGGCGAGCTTTGTCAGGACTGGACGCCTCACCCAGGAACAGGCTAATGCACTAGGGCGCCGTGCTGGTGAACCACCATTGCCACTTGAGCGCCAGCGCGCGATCGCAAATCTGGTATACAGCAAACGCATGGGTAACAATGCTCCCGGCGATGGCTGGAATTACCGTGGGCGCGGGCTTATCCAGATTACCGGCTTGAATAACTATCGTGACTGTGGAAACGGTCTGAAAGTTGACCTGCTGGAGAATCCTGAACTGCTGGCACTGGACGAATACGCGGCTCGTAGCGCGGCCTGGTTCTTCTCCTGCAAAGGCTGCATGAAGTATACCGGAGATATTGTACGTGTAACTATGATTATCAATGGTGGCAGGAACGGCATCGACGACCGGCGCGCGCGGTACATCACTGCCAGTAAGGTACTGACGGTATGATCTGGGCATTCGTAAAAGCATACAGAAAACAGTTGGTTATCATGGCGATGCTTGCTGTTCTGGTCATATCAGGAGTTGTAGCCTGGAATGTGCACGGCAGTCGTCAGTACGACGCCGGGTATGCTCAGGCGAAAGAAGACCGCAAAACTGAAGATGAGAGAGTTCGTCAGCACTACGAACAGGAGAAAGCGATCAATGAACGTGAATCGCAGCAGAGGATCGACCAGGCGCGCAATGATGCTCTTGATGCTGCCGCTCGCGCTGGCCGGTTGCAGCAACAGCTCGTTGCCATCCGTGAGCAGCTCAGGCACTATAACGCCATTGTCGGCGCTGGGTCGTCAGCCGCAGACACCGGAGTTTTGCTTGCCGACGTGCTCAGCAAATCTCTCGAGAGAAACAGACAACTGGCAGAGTATGCTGACCGGGCAGCCGAAGCCGGAAGAGTCTGCGAAAAACAGTACGACACCCTGACCAGATAGCATGGCATTTTTCATGGTACTGATTTCCGGTGACGGTATATAAAACGGTATGGGAAAAATTCATCTTTGGAAAAATGTTATTACTCAATTGGTTATGGTGTCCGTAAATAATTGAGTGGGAATGATTTGACCCTGCACTATGAATGAACAAAACCCTCTGTTACTACAGAGGGTTTTTTATCTTCAAGAATCATAGGCTTGAAGTTACTAACATCGATTAATTAAACCAGCTTTCCGATTTGTTCTCTTCTGCTTTGCCCACGCTTTTCATCAGATCGCGACCGCCTTCAGTCATATTTCTGTTGGCGTCAGCTTCAGATTGCACCACATCGGTTTGCGCAGCTTTGTGCTTCAGTTCCTGATCGATAAATTCGTTTTCGCGCTTAACGCGGGCTTCTTCTTTCGCCAGCGCCAGTTTTTGTTTCTGAATCTCTAAGCTGCGTAGCTCATCTTCATAACTTTGATCGCGTTTTTTGTCCGCAGTGGCTTCGGCGTCCAGTTTATCCTGACGAGCTTTCTTATTTGCCGCTGCCGTTGCCGCTCTTTTGTTAGCGGCGGCCTGGGCATTTGCGCGACGTTGCTTCTCTTGCTGGATTTCCCTGTTGCGCTCCGCGACCCATTCGTCATGCTGCCTTTGCTCTTCATTTTTACCTTGCTGTTCCGCTTCTGCGACAGCAGAGAGTTGATCCTGCAATGATGAGGCGATAGCCGGATAGCTTAAGGAGGCTAAGATGGCGCAAAGAAAAACTTTCTTCATGACTCCTCCTGATTATTAGCTCTTTTCAGGACATTTGGTATTTGGCTGAATACGCGTTTCGTTATACGTCGTGGTAATAACAACGGCTAAACCTGTCGTAAACTGGCACTCTTTACCCACCTGGGTAGAGGTATACACTTTGGTGCCTTCCTTATAGGTTAAAGAAACACCTTCCACTAAGGTTTTATCATTCACCATAGAACCCGCTGCCGCGCCTACAGCTCCGCCGCCAACTGCACCTGCCGTCGTTCCGGAATTGCTGCCAGACCCGACGTTGTGGCCGATAACACCGCCAGCGACTGCGCCAATAAGCGCGCCGAAGGCTTGTGCGTTCCGTTTATTTTGGGAGTTGTCTACGGCAACTTTTGCGGGAAGAATGGAAATAATATTAACGGTTTTAGTTTCTTGTTTGGTATTCAGTTGATCGGTTTGATAAACATCGGCAGCATGATCGTCAGCATTTGACTGGCATCCTGCCAGAGTGAATGACGCTAACATTGCCACAGGCAGAAGACATTTTTTAAATTTCATCACTATTCCTTGTTATACACATTACGAAAAATAAGACATTTAAGATCATCAAAAGAGGAAAGTAAATGTATTGCGTATAAAGGGATAGATTAAATTTATTAAAATTCACGCAGGGAATAATTTATAAAAATATATCATTACAACATATATATTAATTTTATATTTATTTCGCAGCCAAACAGGATAAACATCAGTCAGGATAAAGACGTAAAATTTAAGATGAAAGAATATCTGCCGCTTTGATAATCCCAAACAGCAAAAGCATCCGACAGCGAAGTGCCGTTATGTTCTGTGAAAGTGGAGAAGGTAACCGCTAACGTTGTACCGGTGATTCGACGGAGAGTGTGGATTGCTGAGCTTCTTTTTTGCTCTGATGGTGCTGCCAGGCACCGACGGACGAGTAGATAAAACGGCCAAAGAAGAAGATAAAGCTGATGAGCAGTACGATACGGGTCATGCGACTGTTAAATCGGTGTCGTTTTCGCATACTGGTTGCCTGACTCACAAAAGGTTCCTTGAAGTATGTCCCACGCTGTGGACGGTACTTACATTAAGGCACAACAGGACAAAATGGTCAATTCTTCGTTATGTAAAAAAGCGTCAGTGGATACATATTTTAATGTTATGGAAGTTAATTTAATTATTTACAATGATGATGTAATAATGATGAATTAACATGATAAACGTAATAATTCATTAATCAGGGTTATTTTGTTTGATATATATCAATTGGAACTTTCATATGACACTTAGAATCAATGCTCTCTATAGTGATGAATAATCATCATTCGAAGTCAGGTGGGATGCCTGTCTGAATACACCTCCTTCAGGATGTGGGGGATTCTGCTGAGCATCTATGAAACTGAATGCAACTTATATAAAAATACGTGATAAATGGTGGGGGCTTCCGCTGTTCCTACCTTCTTTAATCTTGCCCATTTTCGCCCACATTAATACTTTCGCGCATATTTCTTCCGGTGAGGTTTTTCTCTTTTATCTGCCTTTGGCACTGATGATCAGCATGATGATGTTTTTCAGCTGGGCGGCATTGCCAGGGATCACCTTAGGGATTTTTGTCCGCAAATATGCAGAGCTGGGTTTTTACGAAACGCTCTCATTAACGGCTAATTTTATTATCATTATCATTCTCTGTTGGGGCGGTTACAGGGTCTTTACTCCCCGGCGTAACAACGTTTCACATGGTGATACCCGTTTAATTTCCCAGCGTATATTCTGGCAGATTGTGTTTCCTGCAACGCTGTTTCTGATACTTTTCCAGTTTGCTGCATTTGTAGGATTACTGGCGAGCAGAGAAAATCTGGTCGGTGTCATGCCTTTTAACCTCGGGACTTTAATCAATTATCAGGCCTTACTGGTGGGTAATCTGATCGGTGTCCCGGGTAATGACTCCAACTTATTGATAGTGTTTTATGTTCAGATAATGCCCGATGACTTTGTCATGCAGCTCCACCGATTTTGAGAACGACAGCGACTTCCGTCCCAGCCGTGCCAGGTGCTGCCTCAGATTCAGGTTATGCCGCTCAATTCGCTGCGTATATCGCTTGCTGATTACGTGCAGCTTTCCCTTCAGGCGGGATTCATACAGCGGCCAGCCATCCGTCATCCATATCACCACGTCAAAGGGTGACAGCAGGCTCATAAGACGCCCCAGCGTCGCCATAGTGCGTTCACCGAATACGTGCGCAA